GATGACGAAGAAACAAAAGAACAAGATTCTGAAGTTCTTGAAAATGATGATGAAGAAATGAAAGAAGATGATGATGAAGATCCTAGAAAAGAATCTAAATCTGAATTGAAATCTTTACGGAAATGGAAATCCGAAAAGCTAAAACAAGAAAAGATTGTGAATCTGATTAAAGAATCTAATCTTGAACCAACCCGTGTTTTTGTTAAACAACTTTCTGCAATTGATTCTAAGCTATGGGGCGAAGCAATCAGAGATCGAAGAAAAGTTGCATTGACAAGATCAGCGGTTAAACCAATCTCATCTGGTTCGCAATCGAGAAGCGAATCCAGTTACAAACAATTTCTCGAATCCGTATTAGGTAAATAAACGAACTATTTAAAGGAGTTTCTACAATGTCGATTCGCTACAGTTTCAACACTACTAACCCCGTAATGGCTGAAGTTGATACAACTTCTGCAATCGCTTTAGGTGATCTTGTTGCACAAGTTTCAGGTGAAGCAATTTCAGCAACGGATTTTACTTGGACAACCGATCTCGCAACAACCCAAGCAAATTTTACAACTGCTTTTCTTGGTTTGTCAGGTCAAACTAAACTTGCAGATGTTGCCAAAATTTATGGTAACTCTGTAGCTAATCAAATTCGTATTGATTGCTCTGGTATTTATGAAGGTGATTATACAGGTGTTGCATTAGTTGTTGGCGATTATGTCGGGCCTAGTTCCGCTGCTAGTGTACTCCTTCCTCAATCACTTGTTAAAGTTGCAACCGCATCTTTAGCAATTGGTAGGGTTGTAGAATCTTTAGCTGGAAATGGAACTGTAAAATTCCAACTGTTATCGAAACTTAATGCGGTATCCCGTTAAACAAACTTTTTAATTTTTAGGAGATTTTGAAATGAAGAGTCTAGGAAAAAAGCTTAAAGCATTTGGCAAACAAAATGGTGTTTTGAAAACGAAATCCTACCTTGCAGAATCCATTGCAAAGGGTGATATCAGTTTGCGAAACATTTCCCTTCGTGGCCTTGCTGAAGGTATTGTTGGAGATGATTGGGCCGAAAAGATGCAACGGTTCAACGGGCCTGATCGAGTGTTTATGGAAGCATCTGAAGCGGTTGACGCAAGTAATTTTGCAGCAATCACAGGTCAGATTCTTATCACTACTGTTCAGGAAAAATATAAACTTGCAAACTTGATTGGTGATGAATTGGTACAAACAATTCCCGCTGGTCAAAATCTTTCTAGTGAATTGATTCCTTGGTTGTCTGATATCAGTCCTTCCCCTGATGTTGTTCAACCCGGTATGCCATATTCCCAAACTCAATTTAGTGGTAACTATGTACGCATTCCAGCAATCGAAAAGGTTGGTCGAATTTGTGCGATTACTGCTGAAATGATTTACTCTGATAAAACTTCCCAAGCTTTATCTAGTGCTGAATCAGTTGGAACTTATTGCGGTTTAGTTCGTGAAGAACGAATTTTAAATACTGTATTAGGTTTAACTGGTAGTTATGTGTATGGAACTTCGGTAGGTGCAGAATCAACCCTAAACACCTATTCAACCACTACCCAAGCTGGTATGACTTTTGGTTTTATTAATAAGGTTTCTTCCTATGCTTTGAGTAATTGGTCAAGTATTAATACCCTTGAACAATTGTTCTATAACATGAAAGATCCTAACACCGGAAAACCTATTCATATTTTTGAACCCGGTGCAATGTCTATGCTCGTTATGCCTTTCCAAAGGTATACAGCTAGTAGGATTTTGAACCCTCAAACCACTACTAAGAACGGGCCTTTTGCAACTACTGGTGATGTTGAACAGCTTGAAAGTCCAAATCCTTTGGATACTAATTACAAGATTTTAACCTCTGCAAATGCAAGGAATATTCTTGTAACTTCTGGTGTTGCAGCAGCAACAGCAGACAAGTATGTGTTCCTTGGAAACTTTAAAAAAGCTTTCTGTTGGAGAGAGGCAAAACCTCTTGAAGTAGTTCAAGCCCCTGCAAATAATTGGGCCGAGTTTAATCAAGACATTACAGTTGCGATTAAAGCTTCTTGGTGGGGTTCTTGTGGTGTTCTTGATCCTCGTTATGTCGTTCAAGGTTTACCCGCTTAACCCACGGGTTAACCCCTCAAAGCCTGTACAGTTATTCCCTTTTCTGTACAGGCTTTTTTTCTATAGGAGTGCTTGCAATGCCTACACCAGCAGAAAATATTCTTACTATTAGAAATAATTATATTGCAGCATTGTTAGCAGATTCAGCAAATCCTCAACCATCTTATTCTTGGGAAGGTGTTTCTGTTTCCAGAACAGAATGGAGACAGCAACAACTTTTGAATGTAACGGAATGCAACAAGGTAGCGGGGACATTAAACCCCCAAGAATTTAGAACACAATTCATGTAGGAGTTGTTTATGCCTACTTTAGACTTATCGCAAGAATACAATGTTTTTGATAACCCTGAAGTTCTTGTTTTGATTAATCCCGCTGGTGATACTGCAACAACGAATTACGGATACAGGCGAGCAATTACAGTTGCCTATCATGATCAATCAGGTGTTATGAAAGTTGAAAACATTACTAAGTTTTTGGTTTGGAAAACTAATATAACTCCGTTAGTTCCACAAATTGATTGTGAAATAACTGATTCTAATGCTCATAAATACTATGTAAACGGTGTAGATAATCAGGGCAATCAAGAATACTATGCTTTGGATTGCACTAGGAAAAGTATCTAATGCAAAAAGTAATGAAAACAAATCGGCCTATAATGACAGCGAACCCCGCTGATCGTTATACTACGATTGAAGATACTTTAGCCACAAATTTAACTGCATTAGGTTACACAATTTACAAACGAAAAGGTTCTGTAATTCGTGAAACGGATGTATTCCCATGCGTGATCATTGCACCATCAGACGATGGCGAAGAACTTGGAACAGAAACATTTGGGGGAATCGTAGAATTCCTTTACAACTTCAGAGTTTATTATGTTCAAACTTACACAAGGGATTTAGAATATACCGATCTTGAAGATCGTTACAAAATACGAAAAGAGATTTACAGAATCAATCAATTTGAAGGTTCTATAAGTCCTACAAGAATTTCAATCAAAGGTATTCAACCCTTTAGTATTAATGGACAACCTAACACAGTTTACAATGTTACGGGTTTTAGGGTACAATATGGTTTCATGGAACAAGGTTTAATATAACTTAAGGAGTTTAAAATGCCAGTAGATAACATTTTCCTCACAGGAAAAATAGCTTTGTTTGATTTAACTAGAACAGATGGAATTGTTGGAACTGGGGTTCTTCCAGTTACTACAGCAACCATTGCAACGAAAATTGAAACACCTGAATCTTCTTCTTATGCTTCAGGTGGTTACACAGAATTAGTTTTAGGAATTCAATCAGCAGAAATCACAGTAGAAATTCTTTATGATAAAGTTGCATTGCCTCCAATATTTGCTGGTATGAAAGCAGATGTTGAACTTCAACCTTCTGGTGGCAGGGCAGCATTTCTTGCAACATCTCCAACAAGCACACAGGCAACATTAGCAGCAAACGAATATAAAGCCTATGGTGGTAATCCTGTATCATTCATTTTTGAAAATTGTACCGTAACACAAGTTACTTATGATATGCCTGTAAAGGATCTTCAAAAAGTAAAGTTAACTTTAATTCCTTCAGCAGATGCAACCGTAAACTTTGGCCTCGTAGCATTCTAAATTTAATTTAAGGAGTTTATACAATGGCTGTTTTATCAGGAAGATTAGGATCAATTGATTTTGGTGCGTTAACCAATGTTCCAGCAACAAACATTTCAGTTAATTCAAAAGCTGAAGTTGTTGATACAACTAATTTTACAGGTTTAGGTTTTGATTCTCATGCAATCGGAATGTATTCCGCTGAAATCACTTTAGACCTGTTACAAGTTGAATCTGGTTATGGATTGAAACAGGGTCAATCAGGAACTGTTACGATTAACGATGGTGATCTAGTAACCCCCGGTGCAGTTACTATTACAAATTGTTTGATTACAGGTATCAATTATGATGCTGGTGCAAAAGACATACAAAAGATGTCGATTACACTAGCAACTAAAGGTGCTTATTCTATTATTGTTGGTTAAAACTAAGGGGAAAAAATGGCAGATTCAGTAGGTACTATTTTAAATTCATCTGGTGAAGGTTCACAAACGATTGAATTTAAAGGGAAAAAATATACCGCAAGTTTGATAACCCAAAAAGTTAAATCAGACTTTGAAAAATCAATGGAGAAAAAAGCATTAGATGCAATTTTCACATTGAAAGACAGATTAGAACCTGTTGAATTTCGTGAAGCTGTTAGTGGTGTTACCAGAGATATTGCTTCAGGTGTTTATTCTTTTGGTTCAGAAAATTGCGTAGCGTTTTTAACAACTCCTGTAGGTGTTTTAACATTCGCTTCAATACTTTTTTCTGCACCAGAAAATGAAATGCAAGATTTAGTTTTATCGGAGAAAGAACGGTTTGAAGCAGTTATGGAAATTGTAAGGGAAAAAAGTTTCCCAAACGCAAAGAGGGAGTAAGTTCATCCAAACGGCATGAACCTATTCCCCCTCCTAATTTAATTAATTATTTTGTGCATCTAATGGATAAGCCTTACCTATTACGGCCTTGGGAGATCGAGAAATTAACTGATCTGCAAATAGTTGATCTTTACTATAGGGCAAGAGATGACAAAGGAATACCGCTAGAAATACACGATGAAAAACATGAATGGGATTTAAGGAAAAAAGTAATCCCTGAAGAATTAGCAATGTTTAATAGGTATCAGAATTTTATGAAAACTGGATCAATGTTAGGTGGTTCACCCAAGCAGTTAAATAAATCTTGGGTTGATAAGTTTGGGAAAATACCGGAAAGACCAAATGGCAGCTAAAGACATTCCTATTGATTCCGGTTCAGATTTTACAGCAGATGTTGTAAAAGCTGTTGAAGCTATTGCCCAAAACATAAAGAATTCATCAACAAGTTTTGTAGGTAATTTTGACAAGGTTTCAAATTCCGTAAAGACGATGCAAAAAGCTGTTGTAACATCGATAAAACAAATTAAATTAGTTACTCCAGCAAATAAAAAAGAATCAAAAAAACAAGAAGAAAAAGAATCAAAAGCAATTAAATCAGAAGAACAAATCAATTATACAAAACCTCTTTCATCAGGTTTTAAGTCTGTTGTTACTTCAATAGCTTCATCAGCAAAACAAGTTATATCCTCAATTGCTAAAATCAAATTAGGTAAAGAATCTAAAAAAGAAACATCTAAAGAAGTTTCTAAAGAATCTAAAAACAAATCAAAAGATTATTCAAAGGAACTTTCATCAGGTTTTAAATCTGTAACAACTTCTGTAAAAGATATGACGAAAGAAATTGTTGCATCTGTTGGAAAAATAAAACTAGATGTTGGTAAACCTGAGAAATCAAAAGCAGAAAAGAAAAAAGAATCAGAAGGTAAAGAAAATTTTGCTGAAGATATTTCTTCTGGTTTTGCTTCTATTGTTACTTCTGTTTATGAAGCATCAATATTAATTACTAATGCAATTGTTGAAGCTGCAACTTCCATTGTAAATGAACTAACAAAAACTAAAGAACAACCTAAAAAAGAAACTAAAGAAAAGTCTGGGCCTGATTTTACTCCTGATTCATCGATGGATGAAAAAGAAAAAAAAGATATTAGAAAAAAAGGTTATAAAAAAGAACCTGATTTTTATACGGATGGATCTGGAAATACTTCTACTGAAAAGCCTAAAGAACCTAAAGAAACTAAGAAAAAGGAAACTAAAGCAAAAGGGGTTTCTATAGCAAAAGCAGTTATTCAAATTCAACAAGCAATTATAAATGTTGGAAAAAGTAAGGAAAAGGAAAGCAAAAAAGAAAAGGAAAGCAAAAAAGAAAAGGAAAGTAAAAAGGAAGCATCTTCTATAATCCCTGATTTAAAAAAAGCTTTTAAATCTTTGATAAGTAAAATTCCCGGTGCATCAGAAATAACAAAAGGTTCAATGTTTAATGGGGAAGGTAATTCATTTGCTAAAAAAGTTGGTCGTAAAGTTGGAGGTGCAGCGGGTTCAGCAACAGCCGGTGCAGCAGCAGCGGGTTTAGGAATGGCTTTAAATTCTGTTACTGGTGCAGTTGGAATTGCTTCAGGTGCAATTGGAATGTTCGGTTCATACATCGAAAAATCAAACCCTGCATTGATGGAACAATTTGGAATTATTCTAAATGATTTAGGTGGTGTAATTGGTCGATCACTTGCACCAGTAATTCAATCCCTTCTTCCATTGTTTCGCCAATTTGCTGATTATATTGATTACGCAATGAAGTTAATCCAACCTTCCATTGATGTTGTAATTAACGCATTTAAAGCACTTGCCGGGCCTCTAATGGAAGCGGGTGCAACAATTTTAGAAGTGTTTGCTCCTGTATTAGTTTTTGCAGCAAAAATAATTGAAGGTTTAGTTATTGTTGTTACTCCTTTGATTGATGGCCTTGCAGAATTTATGGAAATAATTGGTGAAATGTTTGCAGCATTTTTTGATGGTATTGGCATAACTGAAATTATGATGAATGGCTTTAAATTAATGGCTGATGGTGTAAAGATTTTAGTTGGTGCAATAGGTTGGGCAGCGGGTGCATTCTACCAAGTGGTAGGTGCAGCAATAAAAGGCATTGGGATTCTAATTAACAAGATTCCATTAACAGGTGATCTTGGAAAAACCTTGATGAAAATGGGCGATGATGCTGATAAAGCGGGAGAAAAATTAAGAAATTCCGGTGCTAATATGATTTCATCAGGGTTAACAGGGAAGGAAAGAGAAAAAAAACCTTCTAAAATTAAAAAAGATGCGTCTGTTGGTGCAGCAGTTCGTGAAGCTCAAGAGGTTTCAATCTCAGGTATTGGCGATGATATCCGAAAATCTGCAATGATGGCAGGGCAAGGGCAAAAATCACAAGAAGAATCTTTAAACGATATCAGCAAAAACCTAGAAAAGAACAATCTTGCAGCAGCAGTTGCACAAGGAATGATTGAAGCACAATCAAAAATTGGAGATAAACCACAAGGATTTACAAACGATACTGATTATTCTGGTTCAGGTGGTTCTTTTGAAGCACCATCATAAGGAAAAAAAATGCCAACGATTCCAATAGGTTTAGAAACAGCTTGGGTTGATAATACTATTGCCGAAAGAATTGGCAGCAGTTCACCCAATTCCGCATCATTTAATTCTGATGGAAATTCTAGGGCATCAATGACTTACCTTGTTGATGGATTCGGTACGGATCTTGCACAACAAAATCCATTAGTTGCATTTTGCCAGCAAGCTTTAGGTACAACAAAAATAAGCGAACTTTTTGCTGATGGATCTTTAGAACGATCTTCGCCAATGGCACACCCACAATATAGGTGGCTTTATGCTGATAGTATTTCATCAATTCGTGGTTTAGGATTACTTCGAGAAGATGCAAACGATCCTTCATCCCCTTTAGTTCCTTGGGTAACAGCTTCAGATACTTCCTATCAATTAACAGCACCATATTTTACAATCTATTCAAAGTATGAAGTGACAGTTGAATTTGGGCCTCGGCCTTACCTTGCAATTAATGATCCCACGATGTTAGCACTAGAAGCAGAACACCCCGGTGAATATGCAATCATAGGCCCAAACAACACCTATTCAAAAGATGATTCAACACCTATAACAATTGCTGGTTCTCCGTTTCGTGAATATATGAGATTTACAACATTCACAACAGAAACATCAGCAGAATATTTAACTTTAAAAGGTGGTCAATTTCAGTTTGTTTCTGATGTTACTGATCCCCCAATCAACGGAACAACTATACCGGGGTTCTTTGGAAAAACATTAATACCTAAAACAACAATCAAGATGACATGGTTTGATGTTCCTTACAATTTTGTTGATCCAAATTCAAACGCATCAACAAATATTTATCAAGGTTTAGGTAGAGTAAATCAAAATTGGTTTTCTGGTTTTGCTCCCGGTGAATTGTTGTTTGTTGGGTTTTCTAATACGCAAAAAATGAGAAATCAATTTGATGTGTTTGATTATTCTTTAGCTAATGCAGCGGATTTACCTGATATAAACACAATTCTTTTAACAGATATTACTTTTAATTTTTTGTACATTCCTATTTTTTCTTATGATCAAAATGGAAATATTTATCCAGCAACTCCAACAGGTGTTATTAATCCTTTAAATTTAAGTTTTGTAAACGCTGGACATAATTTGGTAATGTCTAACGCAAACAAAAAATACTACCCTGTTGTTTCTTTAGATGTTCCCCCTAATCCATTACCAGTAAATTGGAATAAAACAGAAAAAAAACCAATATACCCTAGTTACCCTTTTGAACTAATGTTTAACGCTTTGCCTTATATTATGGCAGACCAACCAACAGCATAAAAGGAAAATTATGAACGCTGGAACTTACAATATAATTTGCGAACAAGGTGCAACATTTCAACGAATAATAACTGTTGTAAATGCTGATGCAACTTTGCCTGATTACAATAGCTCAACTGCAAGAATGCAAGTAAGACCAACAGTTGAATCGGCTACAATAATTATTGAATTAACAACTGAAAACACCAGAATAACCTTATTAGATAATTCAATTACATTGGATATTTCCGCAACGGATACAACCGATCTCCCAATAGGTGCTTACAAATATGATTTAGAAATTCAAACAAATGCGGAAGTTGTTCGACTCGTTCAAGGAAATTTTACAGTTTCACCAGAAGTAACGAGATAAGAAATGCCAAACTCAGATATTTTTGCAAGGGTGATTATTAATGAAGACCCCGTTAAAGCGAATGTTGTTTCGCCTCAGATTGTTGCAACGATTAGCGATCCGTCTTCAAAAGTTACTATTGAAAACGATTCTTCTGTTGCTGTTTTTAGGTATGTTTCTTTTACTCCTTCTTCTTTTTCTGTTGGGTTAACTGCTCAAAATAATGTATTTTCTGTTTCAAATTCTCCGATAACCTCGCAAGGTGTTATTGATTTAAATTTTATTTCTCAAGGAAAAAATACTTTTCTTGCAGCTTCTGCAACTGCAAATAGTGTTCCTGATTTTAGAAAAATAACACAAGCAGATTTACCAAATCTTTCAGGAACTTATTTAACTTCTGTATCACACAACAACACTCTTACAGGTGATGGTACAGCAGCTTCCCCTCTCATTGTTGTTACTGGTGGTTTGGTTGGAACTGTAAATTCTGTTGCAATGACATCAACAGATTTTACAATTTCTGGTTCTCCTATTACAAATTCTGGAACACTAATTGCAAACATTACTGCAACAGGTGTTTCATCTGGAACTTATGGGAGTGCAACCCAAGTTCCTGTTTTAACTGTTAATGCGAAAGGTCAAGTAACAAACGCAACTACATCAGCGATTTCAATTCCAACACAAGGTTTAACATCTGTTGGAATTCTTTCTGCAAGTTTAACAGTAACTAATTCTCCATTAGTTTTAAATGGAAATATTACTTTAGAAACTGCACCAACAGGGGTTTCAACAGGTGTGTACGGATCTAATTCATCAATACCTCAAATCACAATTGGTGCTGATGGTAGAATTACATCAGCAGTAAATTTAGCAGTTGGAACTCCCGGTAGTGGTATTGGTACGGTTACCTCAGTAGGGTTAACATCTTCAACATTATCTGTAACAGCTACACCAATTACTTCTAATGGATTTCTAGCGGTTGATTTAACTTCCTCTGGTGTAATTGCTGGAACTTACGGAAGCTCAGTAAATATCCCTGTTTT